CCCACAACTAGTTTTAGATCTCTCAACCAAGGACTAACCATCCTTAATGCAGAAGAATCACTTTACGCCGAGTTTGATAGGATTGAGTTTGAGTGAGCTCTTCATGCGCTGGATTTGCTGCCGTGCTGACATAGATGAGGAGGCGGTAGCATACGCTCAGGAGAGATTGCGCCCGAGTGACGCACTGGCTGAAGAGTGCGTCAGTGATCCCGTGCTGGCCCATTACCATAATCAGCACATGATGGGACTCGAGGTGAAAGAAATACCAACCACAATCGTGGTGGTCGACTCAAAGGAGGTTCCCACCGATGAGTTAAGGGGCATCCATCTGCCCTCCGTAGCAAAGTGTGATATCACTACGGAAGAAGAGAAACGTAACGTAAGGAGCGTCGTGGCCCCCCATGTGACATTACAAAGTGGCACTAGCGTGGTACAGAACACTCGACAGGTTGATGCGAAGAAGAGTGGAGCATACATCCAGTCAGTAGTGGCAGAGGTTAAGAACCGGTTTGGTTCCCCCGAGCGTACGCCTGCTAACGTGTTGAGTGTCAGAAGATTCGCCAATGACGTGATGCAGCGACATGGGCTGAGGCCCACACATGTTGCGCAGAACCTACCAATGGTCGTTGCTCTCACCTTTATGAAGAGCGACACAGAGTTGGAGGCAGACTACGTTACTCTTATGATGGACCGGGCTGTAGCTGCGGAAGCTGGATACAGCCGCTTTAGGAAGCTGGTGCATTGGGTTACTGGTCGTAGCCCATCACGCCAGTGGTACTGAGGCCGCCCCGCGAGGGTGGAGGGTGTGAGTCGCGCATCTAATGCGACTCACCGTGACCTGCAGCTCTACCCGCGGAAGGCAGGCGTAAAACCCCGAGCGATCACGAAGATCACAGGCATAGCTCCGTCTGGATCGCTAGGGATATTCAATTCAGATCTTCGCACTTTAGCAACAGCGCTGTTGGAAAGGATGTATTACTGTGAGGTTGGGGATGAGCTTTTGCCCGCTCCCGAACCCACCAAGGAACATGTGCTTAACGGTCTAAAGTCAT